CAGGTCGGCGCCCTGCTGCTCAGGGTCATAGTCGAGGCGCAGGTCCATCAGCTCATCTCCTGGTTGGGCGCATTGGTCGTGCCGCCCGTCTCGGGATGTACATGGATGTTGTATGTGTCGCGCATTTTCTGCATCGAGCCAGAGTGATCGCTCACGTCGCCATCGCAGGTCGTATTGCCCTCGACGTGCAGGTTGCCCTTGATCAGGGTGTTGGGCGTGTCCACGATCACGCGCGTGCCGGCAGTAATCCCGATCTCGCGGCCTCGCTTGAGCACGATCCTGTCGCCCTCATCGGTGTAGATAGCCACCTCACCCGCTTCAAGACTGGTCAGGCGGTAGCGGCGATCCTCGACGGCGATCACCACCATGTGCGAACGCGAGCCACCGACCGACAATGCGATGCCCTCTGCGCCTGCGAACGGCACGCTAGTGAATCCGTAGCTTTGGAAGCGTTCCACGTCGGCGCGCTCCTCGTCGGCCAACAGCTGGATCTGCACGCGCTGCAACTTCGCGGCATCGTCGATCAGCGCGAGCACGGCGCGGCTGACCATCAGGCGAGCGGCGGTCATCATGCTCACGAGAAGACATCCTTCGCGCCGGTTTCGCGGCTGCGCCTGCGCTTGGGCGCCTTGCGTGCCGGAGGCGCAATTTGCGGTGTGTACGCCTCGGCCGGCGTAAGGGTCATGCGCGTGAACGTGCCGCCTCGATCGAGCGAGTACTCGACATCGCGGATCAGCAGGTCGCGCTCGATGCGCAGCGCCGGCGCACGCAGAGGCACAACGCGGTTCATGCGCCACAGGCCGTCCGGGTGACTCCAACCCTGCACGGTCACGTCAACCGTCAGCGCACGCGCGGCGCGCACGGTGGCTTCCCACTCGGCGCGCTTCTTCAGGCCAGCCAGGTCCGTCTCGTCGTCGGCCACCAGTACCAGTGTGCGGGCCCGCTTCGCGCCGGCATCTGAGGCCGTCGCCTTCATCGCCGAGGCCGCGCTGCCGTAGGCCGCATCGGTGCCGGCGCGCTGGCCCTTGACGACGTACTGTTTGAAGCGCTGCGTGGCGTCGTTGCGCACGATGCACTCCAGCACATTGGTGTCGTCGCCATCTAGCACCAGCGCGGTGCTGGCGCGCTGTGTGCCGGCCTTGCCCAGGATCAGGCCGCCGGCACCATCGGGCAGCAAAAGCACGCCACGCAGGCGCGCAGCGCGCTCGATGCAGGCGTAGGCCGTCTCGCCTTCCTGGATTGCAAACTGCGGGAACACCGCGCCCACGTCAGCCTCCACCTTCACGGTAATGCCGTTGGCGGCGGCCAAATCGCGGGCGATCTGGTCGAGCCGCGCGTTGCGCCACTCGCCCTTGCCGTGCACCGCGCTGCAGTCAACCAGGTCAGCGGTCTTGTCACGACCGCTCACGCTGAAATAGTGATCGCGGGCCATCATGCCCGCGCTGATCGCGTCCACCGCCCCTGTGATGACTATCTCGCCATCGATCGACAGCGCACAGTCATCGAAGGGCCTGATCTCGCGCGGCGTCGACTCTTCCGGCCAGATCTCGCTCACCCCCAGCTCGAATGCGCCGGCAGCCTCTTCCAGGCTGCGCCTGCAGCGCAGGCTCTTCCATCCGCCGTAGCGCGTCCCCGCGATGGTGAGGATCACGTCAGGGTTCATCCAACACCTCCAGCGCCACGCCGCCGGTGACGAAGCCGGGATGCGCGATGCGGTTGCGGCTGACGATCTGCGCGTCGAGATCGGCGGCGCCATAAAGGCGATACGCAACCACCAGCGCCGGCACAGTCGCAGCCGGCACGAAGGACACCACGCGCGCCAGCTCGGCCGCGCGCTCGTTGATGTCGCGCACCACGGCCGCACGCAGATCCGCCAGCGCCTGGTGCAAGCGATCGTCGCCGGTCGCCTCGGACACCCGGTCCAGCTCGTCGATCAGCCGGTCGCGCGTCTCGATCGCGGTGGAGTAGTCGGGGAAGACCACGGACGCCGCGCACACAGCGGCCTGGCATACCGTCAGCGTGCGCATGGTGTCGTCGATCAGCGTGCAGGCCACGCGCTCGACCACGCGCTGCGGCGTAGTCGGCACCGCCGGCAGCGTCACCGGCACCAGGTCGCGCGATGCGCGCACGAAGGCACCGAGGCCGGCGTCCGCCGCGAACGCGCCGCGCGCGGTCTCGTAGATGCGGCGCAGGCGGCCAAACAGGTTCGCGGGGCTGGACAGCAGCGACAGCAGTTCGGGCCGCACGCCGGCGATCAGGCCGAGCGCTGCCGATCGCAGGTCGCCAGGCGTCGCCGCGCCGAGCGCGACTTCGACCAGGCGCAGGCTTTGGTCGATCTGCGCCATCGCACTCGCGCTCACGAACGCAGGCATGCCGCTGATCGAGAGGCCGCCAGTCATGCCTTCGCCGCCGACAGTCGCGGCCGTGTCGGCCTTGGCCGCGACCTGGTCGCTGGTTGCAGCGGTGGCGGCAGGGAATCGCGCTTCGCCTGCCTCGACCACAGAAAACGAGATGACGGCAGCGCCACCCATGTCGTCCGATTCGTCGATCGACGCCGGGCTGTCGTCCACACTGACGGTCAGCTCGCCGTAGTACGGATGCACCAGCTTGCCGGGGCCGTAGCTCTCGATCGCGTCGATCAGCGCGTCGCGCTTTGCGCGGTAGTCGTCGCCGATGATGATGGCGTCGATGCGCATCACGCGGGCACGGCGGCCCAGGTCTTCGACGTAGGGCGTATCGCGCAGCGGATACTCGTGCACCACGACCTTGCGGCCAAACTGGAAGCCATTGCGGCGCACGTTGAAGCGTACGCCGCGGAACGCTGCCGACAGCAGCTCCTCGCGCCAGCTCATCGGCCGCTGCCCGTCATCATGCGGCCGGTCGGCGCGCTGGTGGTCTGCATGCGCACGGGGCCGCCAGTGAAGGTCATCGGGCCGGCTGTCGCAGTGACGCGGCTGTCGGAGACCGAGACCTTGATGCTGGCCTCCAGCTTCTGCTGGCGCTCACGGTCGGCCACGATGCTCTTTGCATCCTTGTCCCCTAAAAACGCCGCTAGCCGCGTGAAGAGCGCCATATGCGGCGCGGTATATGCCTCGAAGGCGCCACGGGTGTAACGATTGCTGGTGATGCCCTTATGAATCAGAGTGCCGACGCCCCAGCCGCCGAGACCGGCGATGCCTACACCGCCGACCGTCGTAGCCAGCCCGCCGGCGCCCGCACCGGCGAGACTGCTGAGAGACGAACCACCCGCCAGCGCGGCGCGTGCACCGAGCAAACGCAGACCAGTGACGCGAGAGGCGGCAGCAGTGCCACCAGCGGCGGCGCCGGCCGTACCGGCCGCGCCTGCTACACCAGGCAAACCAGCACCGCCCGCACCTCCCAACACGCCAGGCGCTGCGCCCACGATGAAAACCGGCGTCGCGGCCCCAGCCTTCTCCAGCGCTTGACCCATCGCCACGCCACCGGCCAAGCCAGCAGTGCTGCCGAGCAGACGGCCCGCGGCGCCCTTGAGCATGCGTCCACCGGCATACGCAGCAACCAGACCGCCTGCCCCATAGCCCATCAGTTCGTTACCACTCAGGTCCAGGCCACCCTGTTCCTTGGTGTCGATCAGCTTCTTGATGCCGACCGTGATCGCCGAGTTGAACTTCTGGCCGAAGCCGTCGGCAGCTTCGATCAAAGTGTTCTTCAACCTTCCCGCTTGGTCGGCAGCATTCGAAAGAGCTTTAGGCAGATCTTGCTCGATCGTGCCACCAGCATTGGCGATGTCCCGCTGGAACCCGTCTATCCGGCTCAGCATATCTCCGGCCAGGAGGGTGCGCATGCCTTTGATCGTATCGAGATCGGCCTCGCCGAATGCCTTTGAAAGAAAAGACTCTCGTTCGGCGTCCGTACGCATGCGATCCATGCGCTTCTTGATCTCGGCCAAGATGACGAGCGGGTCGCGACGCGAACCATCAGAATCGAAGAACTTGACGCCCGTAGCCTTCTGCGCGTCTTGGCGATACTTGGCGTTGGTAAAAAGTCGCAGGGTGGAATCGGCGAGTGTAGCGAGGCGCTCTGGCGGGCGCTCGATCAGAGACAGCCCTTCAACAAAAGCGAGCGTCTGCTCGAAGCTCATGCCCGCACCGGCGCCGTTCACGCCGACACGCGCGAAGATGTTGCTCAGACTTTCCAGCTCGGCCGTGCCCTTACGGCCGGCCACCGTCATTTTGTCGAGCAGTTGTAGCGCCATTTCAGGCTGCTCCAACTCGAACTGAAACGCAGTACTGGCAACGCCGAGCGCGCCAGCCAACGTATCCGCCTGCGCGCCGGTCACGGGCAAGGCTTTGTTGATGGCGCGAAGCGTGTTTTCGGACGCCTTGAGGCTGAGACCGCCAGCGATCAGCGCGCTCATACCTTGTTCCAGTCCAGCCACAGCTTCACCGGAATCCTTGGCCATTCCAAACAACGAACCGCGCAACGAAGCAATCTGCTTTTCACTCGCACCCGCAGTCAGACCGATCTGCGTCAGCGTCTTGTCCATCTTCGCCGACCGCATCAGCTCATTTGCAGCCGAAACGCCGCCCGCCAGGCTGGTCAGCCGGCCAGCGGTACTGCCCATGAAATCGCGCAGCGCGCCGATCTCGCGGCGCGCCATTCCCGTGAAGCTCTTCAGCTGTCCGCCGGCCGAACGCAAGCCCGATCCCCATTGCTGGGGATCGAGCGTGAGTCGTGCGCGCAGGAGCAGGTCAGAGGCCACGTGGGTGCTCGATGAAATACTCGATGAAGTGAAGGAATTCGGATTGCGGCAGGGCGCGGATTTCCGTCAACGTCCAGCCGGTACGGCTACCGATCAGGGCTTCTCCGGCGAGCCGGTCTGCTCGACGGAGGGTCCGGCGTTTCCCTCGTTTTCCAGCGCCTCGCGCACGCGGATCAACTGAGCCATGTCGTTGGGCTTCAGCCTGGACAGCAGCGCCGCGTTGAATGGGCCGTTGAAATCGCCAATGCGAACCAGAGTCCGTGCGACCAGCGCCGCATCAAAACGTAGCGATGTACGGCTGCCAGCGTCATCCTCAGCGGCGAAGTAATCGCCGGCCGTGATGTCGGTCCTGAACTCGAATTCCTTGTGGACCGTTTCGCCGACCTTCAGGCCGTGCTTGAGTGTGCCGATATTGGAGACCTTTTCCATCAGCCGACCTCCTCGGCAGGCGTGCCTTCATAGATCAGGCGCGCGGTGCCGGCGCCGCTGTCGATCACCGGCGGCTCAAGGCTCCATGCCTTTGCGATGGCCCACACCTGACCGGTGTCGCCAGTGAAGAGGATCGGGACCATCGCCTTGTGCAGCTGTTGCGGCGAGATGCCGGCGCGGATGCTGACAGTGACCTCGACGCGGGACTGTTTCGGCTTTTCGGTCGCGCCGAGGATCTCGTTTGCGCCGACCTGTGTTTCGCGGGCGATTCCGCCCGGGTCCAGCGTCGCACCGGGCATGCTTTCGAGGGTGAAGCCATCGATCTTGATGACGGCTTTGCCGAGTCGCTTTGCGGCGGCCATGTTGTGGGCTCCTTACAGGACGAACTGAATGACGGCCGCGAGGACGCGGAACTGGTTGACGAGGTTCGGCGGGGCCAGCACGTCGACGCGGTTGCGGTCGGTCGCATTGCGCTCCACCACCAGGTCTGCGCTGTACGCCGCGAAGTCTTCGAGCAGGCCAGCCGCTTCCCATTCGCGCGCCAGGTGCAGAAGCTCGGCGCGAATCTCCATCGGCGTAACGATGGCCTGGCCGGGGTCGTAGGCAGTGCCGTCGTTCGCCAGCTTGTGGCGCGGGAACCTCGACGTGATACGCAGGCGCATGGTGGCTCGCATGTAGGCGAGCGTGCGCGGCGTCTCGATGTCCAGATAGCTGATATCGGGATCGCCGGAGGGCGATTCCTGGTAGGTCGTGACCAGGCGCTCGATGCGCACCAGGCCGGCGGCGTCGACCGTGTATGTCGCGATGCCCTCGCCGAGCATGGTGTTGCGCTCCTCGCGTGTCGGCCGATCGGCCTCCGCCGGCGCGAGGCATCCGGTCAGCGGCAGTGTCTGGCGAGGCCGCGCCGGGTCCGGCTCGAACGCATCGACCGCGCCGGTGACCGCGGCGAAGATCCACGGCGGCGTCGGCGACCTACCGGCGTGCATGATCGTCGTAAACGGGCCGTTACGGCTGTCGCCCAGTGTCGTCGCATCGCCCACCGTGCCGTTGACCGCCGCGAAGACGTGGCCCTCGCGCATCACCATCGGCCCCCAGCGGCGCAGCATTTCCGCATCCATCGCGTTGAGCGAGCTGGAGTCGGTGTAAGGCAGGATGATGGTGTCGTACTGATCGTCGCCGATCGCGGCGATCAGCGCGGACAGGCTGGGATTGCCACTGCCCCCCGACATGGGCGCAGTGACCACCACGGACACACCGGCCGGGAAGACTTCGCCGAAGCCGTAATTGCACCGCACGTCGTAATCGTTGCCGGTTTCGCCTGCGTGCAGGAAGGCCAGTTCGACGTTCGCAGAGTTGGCGGTGGCGGACACCATCAGCTGTGTGTTCGCGTTGATCGCCGCAGCGATCGCGGCGGCGACTTGCTGCTGGGTCTGCCCGGCGCTTACGCCGACCTGGACACGCACACCGCCGAGATAGAGATTGATCGTGCCGCCCACCATCGGGGCGCCGGAGACAGACAAGATGCCAGCTGCGATGTTGCCTGCGGGATTGTCGACCAGCGCGATCGCGTAGCAGTCGGTGTAGCGGTTGGCGGCCGTCACGGCTGCGACCATGTTGGCCAGCATCGAGCCGCGGCCGTAGTCGGTCTCGGCCTGCGCTGCGGAGATGGCCCGCTTGGCGGTCAGTGGCGGCGCAGTCCCAGCACCCCGCTTCTGGCCGATCACCAGGATCCGGTGGGCGAGCGCGGGCAGACCTCGGACGGCGCGCGAGTTGTCGAACTCGATGAAGGCGCCCGGCGTGAGGATGCCGACAGGAATGCTGTTGAAACTGATCATTGATCGCTCCTGGAATTTTCGGCCGCGGGCACGGCAGTCTTGGGCTTGGACTGGCTCGCCGCCTTCTGCGCGGACGGTGCGGGCGCCACGTCGACGATTACGTCGCCGTCGGCGATGCGGCGCAGCCAGTAAGTGGACTCGGCGACGGTCTCGCCGTCGGCGGGCACGCGCGTGCGCGTGATCGGATGGACGATGACCTTGCCGGGTGCGGGCTTGATGCGGATGGTCTTTTCGGTCATGGCGGGTCTTGGGGAAGGGTGACGCGGTCCTGGGCTTCGAGCTGGCCATCGGCCGGCGCCTGGTCCCAATCCGCATGGAATCGCAGGAACGGTTCGAGGTCGCTCGGCTCTTCGTCGACCGCGCCCATCGTCATCGGCATCGAGAACAGCACGCCGTAGACGGTCAGGCCGTTGCGTTCGTTTGCGGCGGAGAACTTGTTCTCGCCAGTCTCGATTTGCAGCGAGCCTTCACCGGGCACCGTCCAGCCATGCAGCAGCGGGATCAACCGCTCGACGATTTCGTAGGCTCCGATCGCGCGGCTGTCGCCTCGACGGCGTGACGATTCCTTGCCCTCGTGCGAGGTGACGATGTCGAACTCCCATAGCACGATCAGCTCGGCCGTGTTGTCCGTCGATCGCTGGCTGCGCTGCACGCCCCAGCTCAGGAAGACGCCAGGCGTGCCGAGGTACATGCGCTTGATGGTGTCCGTATCCCAGGACGACTGGATGGCTTCGACGTGCTTCAAAGCCGTGCCGAACCGCGTACGAACGCGGTTCACCAGGGCATCTTCGGCGTCACCGATGCGGCTCATCCGGTGAAGTCCCGCAGCTTGTAGCGGCTGAAGACGGCCTCGCCCTGGTAGAACTGCGGCCCGGCGCTCACCACCGGCGCGGCGCCGCCTGTGTCCACGCCCAGTTGCACTTCGCCCTTGGCGACCATGCGGAGGAATTTGATCGCGTCGTCGTAACGCTTCTGCACCGCTTCAGTGACGCGGTCGTCGTAGAGGTGATATCGGGCGATGTCACACGCAATGCGGCGCAGCGCCTCGGGAACCGAGGTCAGCGGCAGTGTGTAGCGGCCTGCTAGATAGCCGTCGATCTCGGCATCCGCGTCCGCCAGCTTGCTTGCGACCACGTCGGCATTGATCGCGCCGGTATTCTCACGGTCGCTCAACCGGATCAGTTCGTCCTCGTCGAAACGGGCGGCCATGTGTTGGAGCGTGGCGTACGGCATCGCGTGCGGGCCTTAACTGCCGACCTTGCGGTCGGGACCACCGCGACCACCTGCGTCCTTGTTGGCCGCAGTGCCTTCCGTGGCGTGAACCGTCTTCCTCTTCTGACACGTCGCGATGTTCGTCTCGGCAGCCTGCTGCTGCGCTTCCTCGGCGGCGAGGCGCGCAGCTTCGGCCTGCGTTGGGGCCTCTTCGGCTGCAAGGCGCTCGGCTTCCTGCCGCTCCGCCTCTTCTGTTTGTTCAGCGACGGCACCCTTGGGTAGTGCCCCAAAGGCGCCGCTGCTCAGCTCGATCTTATCGCCGATTTTGTAATCTTTCCCATCATGCGATATGCGCGTGTTGCAGATGTAAGTCTTCAGGCTCATAGGGGTTTCCGTGCTGCAGGCCCGGATGCCGGGCCTGCATGAAATGGATCAGGTAGTCGTTCGCCTTGGCGTCAGGCGACCGCGTTCTCGAAGAAGTAGCCGAGGTCGTTGGCCGCGATGACTTCCTTGACCGATTCGCCGGAACGCACCAGTTCGCCACCACGCATGCCGATGCTGCCGTCGTGGATGGTGCCGGCGATGCGTTGGCCCCACTGGGCCGTGAAGCCGAAGGTCGTGCCTCTGACGTTGGTCGCGGTGCGGTCGCGGAAGATGAAGGCCGCATGCTTGCCCCACACGCGGGACATGGTGGCAGGCTGGCCCTTCTTCGCTGTGTTCACGAAGCCTTCGCCGACGTAGATGTCTTCCAGCTCGAAGAGATCGGCGACCGCGCGGCGCGGAGCGATGCCGGCATCGGTGTTGTTGCCAAACACGGCCTTGCAGATCTTCGGGTGCTGGGAGAGCTTCGACCAAGTGAGGCGACTGAAAACGCCGATATTGGGGCGCATG